CACCATCGGTAGCGTTGTACATGCGTGGAGATTCGATGAAGTATGCTCCTTCGAATGTTCCGATTTCACCAGCCCAAATGTTTTCATTTGTTTGGTATTCGTGAGGCAATCTCCAAGAGGCTGAGCCTGTTTCTGCACGAAGGTCGTGTGAAACTTCTGGATGTATTGCACACCAGTATAGGGAGCCTTTACGAGCAACTGCTTTTCCTGCACGTAATTTTGCAACAGCAAGACGGATGTCTGCTGCTTTCAAGGTGTGAGCACCAGTAACGTTTGTTGTTGCTGTTGCACGTGTACCTGAAGCATTGCTTGCGTAGATTACGTTTGTTCCAGCACGAAGTTCGGTTTGAACAATTTCGTCAATGGAATCAGCCATATTGAACGCAACGATATTTGCAATCGCTGGGTCAACATCTGCAAGTGAGAACAGTTGCAGTTTGCGTGTGGTCAACACTGCGTTACCGTATTCGTTAAGAGTTACGGTTACAGCAGATGGTGTACCAATCGCTACTGAATCTGGGTCTACTTGTTCTGACAAAGCAGTTGTTGCTTTAGTCATATCGTTGTAAATTTGGAATACAACTGATGAACCAGGCATTGATTGTTTTGCTGGTTTCTTGTCTGCTACTGAACGGAGTAATGGTTGAGAACGTAGTGCGAACTCAACAAGACGGTCGTATGCTTTTTGTACAAGACCTGCACCATTTGATGGTGTGAAGGTTCCTACGTTGTTAGCACTTGAGTATTGACCGCCACCAAGACCACCGTTAGTGTTTGCAGTTCCGCCAGATAAGGCGGATGGATATTCTGCCACTTTAGTTTCCTTAGTTAGTAGTTATTACGATTGTGAACCGAAAATCATTTGTTCAATTTCGGCTGCACTTGTTGCTTGGTCGAGACGGAGAAACAAATCATCTCCACCAATTGGAACATTCGCTGAAGCAGCAACAGCATCTATTTGACGTAAAGCAGCAATGTCAGGAGTTACTTCCTTCTTTTGCACTTGTAGCCCAAATACTTCTGCGTTATCAGCAATCCAGTTATCTATAGCCTCTGGTGAGGAATCTAAATCGGCTGGAATAAAGTTCGCAATCTTTGGATTGAGATTTTTCTCCGCAAGGACTGACTTGATAGAATTAGTCCTTTGAGCAGTTTTAATAGAAGAAAGTTCTTCCATTAATTCTTTTAACTGCTTATCTTTCTTTTTGGTAGCACGTCTTAGTTGTGAAACTAAATCGCCACCTTCTTGTTCGGACTCTAACTCTTCGTCGTCGAAGTCCTGATATACATTGCTCATCGCAATATCTCCCATCGTTGTAGTTTCGCAAGCCTCATTTATATTTGGGGGAATATCTATGGCTCTTGCTCCCAGTCTTTTAACTCACCACAGGGCTGGTCGGTCTGTGTGTGGTTTTAGAAGGTACCTTTCGTACCTTTAGAAAGAGACACTTGAGAAGTACCACTTCTTCCAGCAAATTTAGATTGCTCTAATTGCTCAAGTTTCTTTCGTTTCTGTGAAGCCAAACCTTGGAACTGTTCTGCTTCTAATTCTTGTTGTAAACCAGTGACATCTTGTTTATAAATACCACCAAGTCTTTCAAGTGTATCTTTTTGTTCAGCAATCTTTGCATAACCTGCACGAGCAAGATTCTTACTTACACCCATTTGTTCAAGTTGTTGTGCTCTTTCAACACTAGTTGTCAAACCTGCTCTGCTTGCTTCAGAAGCAATCTCAGCAGTAGTTAAACGTCTCTTCAACTGTGAAGCCATATCTTGTGGTGTCTTACCAGTTAATAATGCTCTAGCAAAATCTGATGTACCATATGTTGGGAAGTAAGTTGATAGTTGTGTTTTCAACACATCATCAGCATTTTGTATTCTGTCAAATACATCAGTGATTCTTTCAGTTACTTCAAGAATAGAAACATCTCCACCAATTAAATCAGCATAAGTTTCTTGAGTAGCAATACCTGCTAAACCAAATCTATTAAGAACATTCTGTGCTTGTTTCTCATAAGCAATATATTCTGCAGGTGTAGGTTGTGCTGCTTTTTTACCTGCTGCAATATCTGATGCAAAGTTTTGTTTATATTTTTCTATACCAGCAAAACGTGCTTTATATTCTGGTGTTGTTTGGATTTCTATATCAACTGCTTTAAGTGAATAACCTTGATTAGCAACAAGGTCAATAATTCTATCAGCAATAGCAGTACCAATACCTAGTTCTTCTGCTCTAGTTCTAATATAGTCATAAACACTTTGACGTTTCTCAGCAGTTGCAGCAGCACTTGCTGCTGAACGTTCTCCTCTAAGTGCAGCAAGTTCTTTATTTAATCTATCTAATTCTGCTTGAGTTGCAGAATCAATACCAGTAGTAAGTGTTGTATCGGCTGTATCTTCTGGTACAAATTTATCTTCTTTAACATCTTTTTTAGTATTCTTAACTACTTGATTAACAGTTGCTTTACCTAAAGCATTGTTGCGAGTATTTTGGGCTGCTTGAGCAACGTTTGCTTTACCTAAAGCCTCATTACGTATCTGCTCAGCAGTTTTAGCAGGAGTAGGTTTTGGTGTTGGTGGTGGAGCAGGAACTCTTTTAGGTGCCATTATACTAAGATACCTCCTTGGAAGCCAGCAGTATCAGCAAAGGATGTAAATGCAGTAAGAATAGTATCCCAACCTTCTTCACCATATTGCCAACGTTTATCTTTTCTAACTTCTTTCTTAACATCATAAGCAGTTAAGTTTCTTTGCAAACCATCTTGAACAACTGGGTCATTAATTAAATCGTCGTTATATTGAATACCTAATGATTGAGCAACTTGATACATTAATGGTTCAGCAATGTCATAAAGACTTGCACCTGATTTAAATCTTTCAGCATACTGTGGATACATTTGTGAAGCCATGTTTCTAAAACTTCCAAGGATATCTGCTTCACTACGGAAACCTTTAATAACATCAGTTACATAATTTTTAAACTCTTGACCACCAGTATCAACCGTAAAACCAAGTCTTTTAATACCATTGTAAAGTCTTTGAGAGACTTCTCCTGCTTGACCTTTAATATAATCAGGACTGAACTTAACAGAGTTTAATATTGCATTTTCAACTTGTTCATCATTCCAACCAAGAAGAATACTTTTGGTTGCTAAATCTTCAATTGCTGCATTGTCTAAATTACCACCAAGTTTAGTGCTTGCTCTTCTAACAATGTTAGCCTTTTGTATTTTAATTTCGTTGAAAGACGGTTGGTCTTTCTTTAAACCTGTAAGCATTGCGGCTCTGGCTTGTTCACCAGTTTTCTTCCACCACTTAGAATTTCTTAATTCTGTTTGTAAAGCAGCCTCTACTTCAGGTCCTTGTTTACCTAAATACTTTTTATAAATAGCAGCAAGTTCTGGGTCAACTAATAATGCTCTAGCAATAATGTCATTAGTAATTCTTGCTTGACCAGTTGGATTACCAACAACTCCTGATGCTTCCATTGCTGCACCTTCTGTTTGTGTTCTCAAATTAGGATTCCCTGCAAGTTGATTATTGTAAGTAGACCAATGAGTATACCCTTGTCCTGCACCTTTGCTTTTCTCACGACTACTCCACAACTTATATGCTGCATTAGCATTTTTTTGTGGGTCATACAATTCTTCATTTGATTTAATCCCAAACCATTTCCTACGTTCAGGTCCCATCTTCCCAAACATATTGATTTGAAATAAACCATAAGATAAATCTTTTGTTGTCGAATCAGGGTTAAAAGCATTAGGGTCATTAGTAGATTCTAACTGTGCAATACGAAGCATTGTAGGTATTGCACTTTCTGGGAAACCAGCATTTCTTAAATACTGTGCAATTTGTTCTTGTGTGTATGCCATTTATTGTAATCCGATATTACGATTTTGGCTGATACTTGTTTGTAATTCTGTTAGTAAACCATCAAGAGCATTGCTGAACATATCAACTCCGCCTTGTTCCATTCCATACTCTTTGGCTTCAGGTGTTTTAAAAATATATTCTTGAGCAAACTCATCTAATTGTTGTGCGTTAAATCCTTGTTGAACTGTTCTTGAACCAGTGGCAATGTTAGGTGTAATTATATCTGGGTTAGCATTAGCGTAAGCATTAGCAGATGCAATGAATGCCATGATAGCATTATCATCTGGATTTGTACCAGTGTATCTTTGATAGTTTTCAATAAACACTTGTCTAGCATCTTTAGCATTTGGAAGATTAACAGTCTTATCACCAAGGATAGAAGAGTATGCTGCTTCACTTTCTTTTAACCAAGAATCAAAATCAAGTAATGCTTTACCTTGTTTAGCATAACCATAGTTAGTTATTGTTTGACTACGTAAGGCTGATGCTAAAGCACTAACGAAGTAATCATCTTCCATATCTTTACTTGCAAGACTGTATGGTGCCATTGCAGAAAGTTCACCACTATAAAAACCTGAAGAAACAAGTTTTTGTTTTAAAGCAACAATTCCATTAGGTGTTTTTCTTGCTTGTTCTAATGCTTGTTCTAGTGCTACTTCTGCTGATATAACATCAACAGCATCAAGAGACATTGCACCTCTTGCATCTTGACCTGGTCTAATAACAACCATAGAAGCGGCTGTTCCAGGAGGAGCATCAGGTGGAATATAACCAACACCTTCTGCAGTTCTAGAAAAGTTAGCACTTTGTGCAAGGAAAGACTTATTTAAAACTGTGCTTGTAGTTTCACCAAAAGGTGTAGTATCTGCTTCACCAGTTAATAATTCTTCTTCTCTTTGTTTTATTTCTTCAGGTGTAAGAAATTCTGATTTAGGTTTCTCTGTTTGTGTACCATATTTTGGAGTTTTAGATTTGATAAAACTATCTGAAACTTCAACATCAACTCGTTTACCATCAGCATATCTAATTTTTGTTCCAGTAGGTAATTCATTTTCTGCAACAACAATTTCAATTCCACCTCTAGGATATACTTTAGTTATTGTATATACTTGACGGTCTTCATCCCATTTAAGTTTTGCCATTATTTCAACCTAGTATCTCTGCTATAGTTTTTAAGTATTGGAATAAATATTGCTTTGTTTGCTTGAGCAACAGAAGAATCATACTTACCTAGAACTTCTAAATCTCTGATAGCCAAGTCTCTAACTTCACGTTTAAACTTAACACCAAAGGTTTCTTCATACCCTGCATATTGAAGTTTGGCAGAAGTTGCACTAAGAATCTCTACTGCTTTAGTTAACTTATCTCTAGTCTTTACATCCATTTTAACAGTAGGGTCAGCAACTAAGAACTGTAAAGAGTTAAGCATTGCTTCTTCTTTAGCAGTACCGTACTCACCTGATTCAAGTTGTGCACGAAGTAAAGGATTTTGAACCTTTAGAATATCACGGTAGTTCTTTAAACTTTCAGTGATTTGTTTACGTGCTGTAGGGTCAAATGTTTTATTTAACGCTTCGCCTGCACGTTCTTCTAAATCAAAGTAAAGTTGTTTATCTTCAGCAGTTCTTACATCATTCAAGTATGTTTGTAAGTCTTTATTCTTAATCATACCTGCTGCTTCAAACCAAGCATAAGAAGATGCACTGAAGTCACCAACACTAGGTGCTGCTAAGAATGCAACTTCACCATACTTTTCAATTAAATCTGTGTTCTTTATATACCAGTCTTTAACTTCATCAGTTTTTCTGAATGCAATATCTCTGTCTTTTTCTGCACGAGAAACTGTGTATACAAGTTTACCTGGGTTCTTACCAATATAGATAGCCAATGCTTCTTCAAAAGGGTCATCTATTCTTGGGTTAGGTGCAGTTAAAACATTCTCATATATGTCAAAGAACTCTTGACGAATGCTAGTAATACCTACTTCTTGTAAGAACTTAGGTACATCTTTAGATTCTTTTAGTGTAGGTGAGAAAGGCACAGGTGTTAAACCTAAAAGGTTACGCATAATAATTACGTTGTGTGCACCAATACGAACATTCTTAATGTATTCATATTGTTCTTCAGGTGTAGCATTAGGTGCTAAACCTCTACCATGTGCTGCATCATAAGCAATTGCTTGATGAATAGCAGTTAATTCTTGTTTATCTTTTTCATTAGCATCAGCAATCTTTAAGATTCTATCTAATGAAACAGGAAGAATTGCTTTACGTAATGTGATGTTGTCGCCAATATCACCAAGTAATAAGTTATCTATTCTGTCAGACAGAACACGTCCAGATTCACCAAAGCGTCCAGCAATAGCCTTAAACAATACTACGTTAGCACCAGCAATAGGACCAGACAATGTTGGCATTGCTGCATCAGGACCAAATGATGGGTTGATTTGTGATAAACGAATAGTGAAATCACCAAACAATGGTTGACTATATCCACTTTTACCACCAGTTAATACCCTGATTGGTTTGTCAATTACTTGGAACATCAAGTCATCCATAGGCATAAGAACATATTTTTGTCCTTGTGCATCTTCATGAACTACACCTGATGCTTCTAAACCTAAAGCAGAAAGACGCATACGCATCACTGTTCTTAATGAAACATCTTTCATTCTGTAAACGCGACGCATAAAGTCTTCAGTTGCACGGTAGAAACGTGCACCGTTTCTTAAACTAAATGCTAGTTGGCTACGAATCTGTGGGTTATCTGCATATTTCATTATCAGATTAGCAGAATCTTTTGCTGCTTCTTCTGTAAAGAATCTATCTACAACATCTGTTGCAAATCTTGTTGCAGTTTTTTCTTCATAACCTAGTTTTTTATAGTTATTAACTACTTCATTTAAGTATCCTGAGTAGTGACCATTTCTTCTAAAACGGTCCATGTTTGCTAGGTATAACGAAAAGAAGGCTGGTGTTCTATAGATTGATGTGACTTGTTGGTCCATAAATTCAAACATCTTGTTACCAACACGAGTCCATAATGATTCAACTGTGTCACCAACAAAGTCAACAGGTGCATAAACGCCTTCAACATCCATGGTGTTTTTGCCAGATAGTCTTTTGAAATCATCAAAGGTCATACCTGCAATAGCACGGCTGAAACTGCCACCTTTTTCCATTGCTCTTTGGCTTAGTTCAGCAACAAGGTTATCGTTAACTGAAGTAAAGTTTGCTGTTCCGTGAATTGTTTGACGCAAATCAAGCATCATTGTTTCTAAACGGTCACGTAATACGGAGAATGGTGAGGTACCACCTGAGTATGCTGATTCAACGTCAGCATATAGGTACTTCTCTAAAGCCTTTTGTTTCTTTGCTTGTTGTGGTTTTAACTTACCATCTTTTAAAAGGCTTCTATTAAGAACCATAGGGTCAGATGCTGAATTTGGAATGAATTGTAATGTTCTTGATGGACCAGTATAAACTAATCCCATTGCTGACATTATTTCATCAACAGCATTATCAACATCTTGTGGTGTTTTTAACCCATTGTTACGCATTGCGTATTCGATAGGGTCATCAATGTTTAAATCAAACGCATCTTTGAAAGAGTTACGTGCACCTTTAGTGTGAAAGAAATAATAGTGAAGAAATTGCTTTTGATTAGTACTTAAATTTTCTGCTTGTTTAATATAATCAGGAATTTGAGTGTAACCTTCAGCAGTAAATGCTTCAGTTAGTTTAGAAGCAGACATAGTTACTGAACTATTAATCTTTCCTTTAATGCCTAACATGTTACCTGCTACACCAGAAGCAATAGCATCACCAAATTGTGGGTTATGTGTTAAGAAAGTAATGAAATCTTTCTTTTGGTCAGGAGAAAGAGTCTTTGTGCTTATACCAGAAAAGCGTTCTACTGCTAATTCTGCTATTTCCCTACGAGCACCAAGCATTTGTTCATTTTTTGTAAGACTTGAATCAGCAAAAAACTTATTGAAGATATCAACTGTTTCTGTTTCGCCAAGTAATTCAGGAATCTTTTGTAATTTTTCTGCAGATAGTGAAATACCAGTAGCACTTCTTGTTGCAGCACTACGAATCTTGGCACCAGCAAGACCTTTTAATGAGAAAAAGTTATATAAGGCTTCTTTAGGTGCATAGTTAACAAAGAAAAATAGTTCATCAACTGTTGCTCTTACACCAAGTTTAGGGAAAAGAGTTAATACGCTCCATACGTTTGTAAATTCTGTAGCAAATTTACCGTTAACAATTGGTGAAAGGTTTCTTAAAATGTATTTAGGGTCTTTATTTACAATGGTTTGTGAAACAAGTTCACTAAGTCCACGCCAATCAAGATTACCAATAGTACTTGAGTAACCATTTGGCTGGGTAGGACCTTCTTTAATTAAGAATTTTTTACCATTTTCTACTACAAGTTTACCAAGGTTAGTACTTGTTGGTACAAAATCGTCAGCAACTTCTATTCTATTTGAAATACTACCAATAAACTTTTGGTCAAGAATAGTATTTATTATATCTACACCTTTAGGTGTAGCACCTAGACCTGATGCTGTTAAAACATCTGTCATTAATCCACGTAGTAAAGCAATACGTTCTGCTTGGTTAGAATCAATAAACTTTTGAGTTAAAGCACCAGCAAGATTCTTAGGTAAAACAATTCTTGATAGTTCGTTAAAGGTTTGAGATGATTCTCTAACCATATCATCAGTCACATAGATTGGTTTATCTAATGGGTGACGTGAAGCAAATCTAGAAATCTTACCTTTAATTGTGCTTAATGCTTTTTCTGCTTCAATAAAAGCAGGGTTAGTTTCACGTAAACCTTTTAATACTTGTGCTGCTTGGGTTATATCTTCACCAGTTCTAATATAACCTTTAGAGATTTCACTTAAAGCAATATCAGTTTTAGCAACATCATTGGTTGTGTTAAAAAGTGAATCAACCATTGAACGTGCAGTACGGCTAACAACTGATAAACGATTAGCAGTTGCTACTTGGTTACTGCGATAGAACTGCATTGAATCAGTTCTGCCATTAATTAATTTACCAGCATGTTCATAGTTGCTAAAGAAACTTTTTGCACTATCAGCATCTTTAACTTGACCTTTAACTAGTTCATCAATGATTTGTTCATTATTATATTCTGGAAACTTTAAAGCAATCTCATCACGAATTTTTGCTTTCTCAGCATCAGAGGTTGCACTGGCTAAGTTATCTAGATATGGACCAAATGTGTTCCAGTATCTTACAACTTGTTTACCAAATTTTTTATTTTCAAAAACTGCTTTAACACCTAGAGAACCGCCACCCATTTCATCATAAATCTTTGCTAACTTAGCACCTGCTTTTAATGCAGGACCAAAACCTAAAGTTGCATAAGTTAAAGGGTCAGCAAGTATTTGGTAGGTTGCATCAAAAACACCTGATACTTTGTCAAAAGATTTTTCAGCATTAGTTTGCATACCTGCTGTAGGTGCACCAAATAAACTACGTGCAATATCACGACCAACAGAAGCCTGTGTTCTTTTATAATCTGAAAGAATATCTTGAAACTGTGCAGGATTCTCAGACATAAAGTTTAAAGCAAATTCTAATTCAGGGTCAACGCCACCATGGTTTTCAATTACTTCACCAGGTGTCATACCTGAAACAATGCCTTTGGCTAATACACTAATGCCTTTACCGTATGCTTCATCAAGAGTTGCTGTAGCACCTTTGTCGAATATTTTGGTGCCGTCCCAATCGTCACGCCAAATCTTCCAAAGTTGTGAAGTATCATCACCTTGCATCTTTGCTTTAATACCAAGATATGGCAAAGAGATAGCACGGCTGTAGGTTTCTAATGCTTTAAATCCTGCTTTAAATGGGCTTTGTGCTAACTTTAAAGCATCAGCAATAATGTTGCCAGCAGTCCAATCTTGCGGACGAGCCATATAATTTGCTTGGAAATTATCGGTAAGCATTTGTTGAATTGTTGGGTCAAGTTTATTGTAAGTATCAAAGGCTACTTTGTCATCTTTAATGTCAAGTAGTTCACGATGCTTTGCATATAACTTATCCCAAGTTCTGATTTGTTTTAAATCAGTGTCTTGTAAACCTGCTTTGTAACCAGCAACAGCAAGTTCTGGATTAGTAACAGGTACTAACTCGCTCCATGAAGTTGCCACTAATTACCTCTGTCAGATAAGAAATTGTATATTGCGGATATTTCGCCTGTTTCATCAAAAGGAATAAGTTCTTCAACAATTGATTTTAAAGTTTTTTGTTGTGGTTGTAATGGTGGAAGGGTTAACGCATCACTTCCAACCCCTGCACCATAATCAACACCAGCAGTCAAAGGCTCATTAGGTTTCTGAGTCATTGCTGTTAAAGGAGTAATAGGTCTTGCTTGACGAACTGCTTGCATTGGGTTCATTGATGGTTGAGGTGTTTGACCTGCCATTGCTGCCCCTTGTTGAAGACCCATAAGTTCTTGACCTTCACCATACGAACCACCAGACATATATCTAGTTGGTTGTGCAGAAGTATTTAAATCTGTTCTTTGAGATAATTGTCCAGGACCTGATACTTGTTCAGCCATTTATTGACCTGCCATTTGTGCCATCAAAGCAGCAATATCGGGAGGGGCTCCAGCAGGGCTACCAGAGGGAGCACTTGGAGGGGACGGTTGTGCTGCAACCTGCTGTGAAGGGATAGCCTCTGCTGGAGTAGGTTGTTGTAACTCTTCTGGAGTGAATGCTTCTTTTACTGCATCTTCAATAGATGTACCATTGCGACGCTTCTCGATTATGTCAGCAAACTTACTTAGAAGAGTTGAAACATCTTGACCTGTTGCAATCATTTCAGGGATTGCACCAGCAGCAGCATTAACTGCACGGTTCAAATTATCACGCATCTTTTGAATATCAATGCGTTCTTGTTCTTTAGAAACATTCAATGACCATGGTAGTTCACTCATAACAAATTCACGTGAAACTAAATCTCCACCCATTGCTTGCAATGAGAAGATAAGGGCACGTGATGGGTCAAGACCTGCCATTAAACCGTAGCGAACTTCTACAGTGTAGTCACCTTTGATGTCTTTAGTTGGATTGTATTTGAGTTCATAAGGTGAACCATCATTGTATCCGCGAACGTTCTTATCAAATGGGAAAATCTTTTCATCAACACGTAAGCAAAGAGAAATAATATCTTCAAATGTTTGTGCAAGTACTTGTTGTCCTGCTTTGATTTGAGAATCAAATGCACCTAATAACGCCTGGACGCCTTGTCCAGTAATGATGCTGGCATCGATATTGCCTGTGCGACCTTCTGGATATCTGGCACCCAGACGCATTTCCTGTTGCAACACTGCTTGTTCAGTAAATGCTGCATTCGGTAACTCTAAACCGACTCTTCGGATTTGTTGAGGGTTTTGACTTCTCAACACTGCATCTGGACCGAATGCTAATTCTTGAACATCGTTAGGCAATGCCAACGGAGCCTGAACAGATTTCTCTGCTGCTTCTAAAGCAAGAAGGGAGAAACGTGCACGTGCGAGTTGTACCCAAACAACATCATCAAATTGTCCACGTGGTTCATCATCAATACTTGGACGTCTTGCTACACGTACTAACATTTCACCTAAAGGATTAGGTGTTCTTTTTAAAACTAAATTCTGTCTTTGTGGAATATATAAAACAACTTGGTCGTCATCTTCGTAACGAATCATTTCTAACAATGAATACATGTCAGTGTTTTCGCGACCTTGTGGTCCAACAATTTGTGATTCGTATTCTGGGAACTCTGCAACTAATTCAGCAATAGTTTTAACATATCTACGTGAATAAGAAGTTATACGACCAAAGCGGTCAAACTCTGGATAAGCACCTAGAGGATTGTCGACACGGATGCGGGGCTGATTATCTTTAACATCTAATTCTATTACGATTGGCAAAAAGCCATATGTAAGAAACCAATCAGCCCCTGTATACATCTGTGTCTGCAAGCGTGAAGATTGAACATAAAAGTTCGCAATCATGCTGCGTTTCTCTGCCTGTGCTTTAGCACGGTCAGAAGTTGTATTAGCGGTTGTGCAATTAAAAGAAGGAAGAGGTGCTAGCACTTCTGCTAAGTCACGTGCAGCAACATCAATGAAGTTAGCAATCATTGGTGCTGGCATTGATTCAGGGAAAAAGTCTGGGAATATGTTTGATATTTCTCCACGACGAACAGATAAAACGTTAGACATACGAACGTCGCGGTCTGAACTGCGTCGTTTCAATGCCTCAACTTTATCGGCTATTTGTTGCACATCAAGTGCCATTCAAACTCCTATAGGTATGCTTCAGAATATTGTGCTGCAGCAAGGTCATCTAGATTAATTGTTCCTCTATTACGTATACCAGCCCTTGTTGCATATTTGTTATACGTATGTGATTGAGCAAACCCAGATTGTTGGATTAACTCTTTAACTCTAATTTCACAAAACCATAAAGCCATCACACAATCAGTTGCCTGTGATTTCTTTACACCTGGAGACCAGGTAAGTAATTGATTTACTAAAGCCTTAACATGTTCATTTCCTTCAGCAGAAGGAAGTTCAATCATATTGTCTTCTTGGTGTTTACCATCACGTTCACTACCAAACAAGGCAGCCATAGATGCTACACCAAAGTCAACATCCCATTTATTTTTACCAGTAAAATGTGAACGGAACTGAATACCCCTGTTCGTTAACCACTGGTTTAATTCTTCATCTAACGCATACGCTTTCTGGTGTGCGTTAATCTCAACACGCATTTCCTGTGGATGATACTTGTTAACCCAATCTTCCATCAAAGCACGAACTTTTTGAGGGTTAGGGTCAACCATGTTATAAACATCCAACACATAACGCATATGTGTTCTACGGTCATAAGCCAACATAACAGCAGCAGTCTTACCAGTCATAGCAGGGTCAATACCCATGATGGTGTAAAAGTCGCCATCTTTAGGATGCCCAGGAAGTTTATGATTAATAACACCTGTGCGTCTCATACCATTAGTAGAAGCCTGCACACAAGAAGGTTTGAAGATAGAATCCTCTTGAATATCTTGCTGCTGGTAAACCAACGCCCAAGTACTAGGAGTAACCTCACCACGCCTACGATACAGGGCTGGACCGTCCCACTTAGAATACAAACCATTCTCATCAGGTTCTTTCTTAGTACCTGACTTCTGGTCAGTCTTAGCCCACAAAGTAACCCAATCCTTTGGGTCCTCCGAAGTTTCTAAAACTGCTGGCATAGAAAAATAAGTGAAAGGAGATTTACCATTAGACCAATGCTTAGGGTTACGAATCTCCCTATACAAATCTGTGGCAGCAAACCTAGTACCAACAATTAACAAAACACCCTCGTCGTCAAGACGAGTAACAACTTCTTTCTGAATCCACTCTAACTGTTTAGCCCACTCATGGGCGTTAGCCCCAGTCACACAGTCATCCAAAATAATCAAGTTAGCACGAGCACCATACACTTGACCACCAATACCCAAAGCCTGAACAGTAGGGTCCTTCTCAGTAGAAGTACGAGAAAGGGTAATAGCGTTGGCTTTCCAAGAATCAGCATCCTCACGCCACCCACCAGGAGGAGCATAGGTTGCCTGCAACTTAGCCCACATCGGATGCGTCAAACGTTGCTTAATAGAATACACAAACTCCTGAGCCTTAGTCAGGGTTTTGGAAATAACAATAATACGAGTATTGTCAGGGTCCTTACAAATCTTATAAGTAGAATAATTCACAGTAATAGTGGTTGACTTAGCATGCTCAGGTGGCACATTAATCAACAACCTTGTAGGGTCAGCAGGTTCATAAACCATGCTAGAATGAAGCCAAGAAGGCTCACGCCCCTCCAACACATCAACCCAATTTTGTTGGTGAGGGAAAATACGGCTGTTCAAAAATTTTTCAGAAAACTCAGAAAACTCAATCTGATACTTATCACCAGATAAATCTTTAGAAGACCCAGACTCCTTGGCTTCCTCAAGTTTGCGGGCAAACCCAGGGTCACGAGACATCCATTGGCGTAGGGTAACAGGTTGACGCCCCACAAGCCCAATAGCCTGCTGAACCCCAACACCCTCAGAAACATACTGAAGGACTAACTTCTTAGCCTCCACAGAATCCATGGCATTCTGGTGTTCCTTACCCTTCTGGAACCCCATACCTACACCTATCCGTAACTCTAGAATACTACACTCTGTAACAGTACAGAACAGTATATTTAAAGCCCTTAAAGGCTTTAAATATCTGTTTACAGTTACAGATGAGGGGATAATATTTATCCCCTCATATATATACTAATCCGTCCAAAATACAAAAGCGGACAACAATACACCAAATCGTTATAAAACAAACCAAAAAACAACAAAAACAGACTGTGCCACCGTAACAAAAAAATATAGTGGGTGATTCATATACAGAGTGTGGTCCAGATTAAACACTCTAGGGTCCGTTGCAGACTGCCTGCGACGTACCTGTGTCACATCTGACCACTCCTGTCTTGGACTTCAGTCTGCACTAACAGGACGCCAACCAGTTCTGATTGTTCTGTTACTGCACTGTACTTCTTTTAAACAATCAAACTGGTACCGTTTCTGTTGTTCTGTTTGCTGAGTATCCCTACGACAGAGAGGTTGGTGGGCGTTTGCTCTGACAGTTTTTGTTGCACTGTTCAGACTCGCAAAACGTCCACCTTGGCGTCCTGTTGGGTCTTGCAATTCCAATGCCACACCCAACACTCGAAGCCGACCTTGGAACTTGGCAAGTTATCGTGTCATGGCAATCATGTCCACGGTTCATAACTTGCCATGCCTTTGGGCGTTTATACAAGTTCAAGGTTCTTTACTTCATTCAACACGCTCGTATGCAATTAAGAGCGTTTGCATTTCGTTTCCTTTCGAGAGCGAGGCTTCACGTCGAGATGGTGGCCAATCGCAACGCGTACCCCTCAAGGGGGCAACCGTTGTGTTGTGCGTGTGATTTACACCACGCCTCTGTCTCGGCTGGTAAAGCATCAGCCGAGCCAAAGCGAGGCATGCTGTAAATCACACGCCCACCACACGCGGTTGGCGCTGCGTCATGGCACCACTCGACAAGATGTGAAAGCCTCGCTCTCTTAGAAAGGAAACGAAAATGCAAACAATTGCATATGAGCGTGTAGAAGTAAAGAACCTTGAGAGTATAAAACGCTCCAAGGATGGCGAAGTTATTGGAACTCGTGGACTTATGATTGTCCGTGACAACGATAACAAGTTCCAATGGTCTGGCTTCTTCGTTAGTTGGGGTGGCAATACTTTTGGAATTGCTAAAGACACCAACGAGGACGCTACAGGTGGTGATGTTTTGTTTGAGTCTGAATCAGATGCTAACAAAAACAGAGCCGTTCGCCCACACAACCATCTCTTTACCGTTAAGGGATACCACAGCAAACGATTGAACAACAAGAAATGGTATGACCAGTTTGTTGTTCAAGAAGTAAGTGCTATATAACAGAACTAATATCAGAACTGCTACTGGCGTCTGTCGGTAGCAGTTACTGATGTTATTAAGAAAAGGAGAAAGTATGTTAGTTAGTAAAGAAGAATACTGGAATATGGTTGACAGTAAAGACAACAATAAGTTTGATGCTTATTGTTGTATTTGTAGTGCACCTTGGTTTGTTACTAATTTGAGGGTAGTTTTTTGTGTGATTAGTAATGTACCTGAGTTTGTTTGTGATAATGGTTGTACTGATGATAATGATGAAAGGTTTATTGAGATTAGGAAGGAATTGTTATGAAGTGGTTTGCTTGGATGATGTTATTTGTGGGGTTAGTTGTATTGGCTGATGAGATTAGTAGGTGGTACTGATGTGGGTACAAGATGTGATTTGTACTGACAACGATGAGTCCTTTATGTGTGATAGGTGTGGAATCCTACACCCATGGAGGATGTTGGACAACAACTACTGGATTCAAGGGTGGTTGTATGCGTGTAAACAAGGAGGAAAGAAATGAGTAATAAAGGTGGTATTGCTATGGCTCAGTTGGATTATGAGGATAGCCAGTCCATGCATGAGATTGAGACTGACCTTGAAGAGGTCATCGCAACCAAGATAGAGGACAACAGTAAGTGGATGTATGACACATTCCTTATGCGTTGGGTGTGTATAGAGAAACAGTATGTAGAAACAAGAAGTCATGATAGTCGTGTTCTTGCGTCAGATAAATACTATGCAGGTTACAGACTGGAAGACAGTCCAGAGTTTCTTGGTATGTCAGACGACTTGGATAGCCTTGATGATGTGAAGAATTTAAGGCTATGTCCAAGTTGTCATTTGTATGTGTCCAAGAATCTTAAAGATTGTGACTATTGCAAGTAGCAATGGTCATAGCAAGCCTTGCTACACACTGTGATAGCAAGGCTTGCCTAACACAAAGGAGAATATGGTGAGTATAGATAAGGAATGGTTGTTGTTAAGTAGGATTCGCAGTAATGTTGAGACGATGTCTGAGATTATGGACGCGACTCCTATTTGGAATAATGATTTGGATACTGATTATGGTCCAAATGATATTGATGCATGTCTGGGAATTGCTGGACTACAACTAGTTCGTGTACTTAATCTTATTAATGCACGCATGGATGAAATTGCCATCATCAAGCAGGAGGAGTGGCGTGAGATTGGTGCAGCAGAAATGGATGCAGCACGATGAGTCACACTATCAATGTGCCTAAACCTTTTCCGTTTGATACACCAGAGAACCAGATGCAGGCAATGGTTAATTATCGTACGCATGCGTTTGCGTACAGCGATAATGAGGCTCGTTGTGTGGACTGTGATTGTCGCCCTACACATAAGGCTTCGTTCTATCCATGTGGTGAGGAACCACCAAGGATATTAAGAACCTTGGACGATGACGGCAAGATTGTTTCGGAGGTGGATGCATGATGCAACATAAGTTCAAAGATGGTATTGATATGGGTGGTGGTGTGCGTGCTAACTACAAGTCCCAGTATTGGGACGGCACCAAGTACATTGCTACCTATGTGATTATGCAGTCACCTTTTAGTTGGCAAGTTGGTGATGAGTTCACAATCAACAGTCCTGTCTACGATTATGTGGATGACATCAAGGATTGGAATGATTGATGAAGACTGCATACTGTACAAGATGTAATGCTGAAACTGTTTCAGATGGACATCAAGAAGTAGTGCTGTGCTACGACTGTGGCATGGCTGAGATTACATGGTGGGAGGACCATAATGGATAGTACATTTATAGAACTAAAAGTTGATTACACTGCAATTGCTTCACATTTTTTCTGCAATGTAGTTGATAACATTAGAACAAGGGACAACGATTATAGGTGGGGTAAGGAAGACGCATGCGAGTTGTTGTTGTCAGCATCGGATGTGTTCCGTACTTTATCTGATGATGAATGGATTGTTGTTAAACATAAACTACAAGAAAGGTATAGAGGAAAATGATAGTTGATACAGAAACTACACGCAATGGGCATCCTGTTAGCCGTGCCACTTTACAAGGTCGTGCTGCTAATCGTGCTTTGCGTGAACTTAGACGTAGATATTACTCTGAATATTATGAACTTTATAATGCAGAGTTAGATAAGTTAGGCATTAAACGTATGCCTCATAACGATAGGATAAATACTATTAAACATTTAGTAGATTTATCTAATCAAGTTGACAAGTTGAAGGCTTTACTTGCGGCTAACAACATTGAAGTTATCGAGTTCGAGGAAGATAGATGATGTATTGGGGTGACTGGTTGGCAATAGGAATATTGTTTACTGTTAGTTCTTTCCTACTTGGTATGTTGTATCAAAGTAGAAAACCATGACAGATAAATGTAATTGTCATCATTGGGTATGTGGTTGTAATTTTACAGTTGGTCATGATGATAATTGTAAGGACAACAATGAGTAGGCTTGCTGTTGACATTGATACTGCACGTAAAAATCTAAACAGCCATGATTGGGTGGCTGTTGATATGCATGATTCTTTGTGTAAGAAATGCAATGGTTCTATTCTTAATGTGACTTTGGTATTTAACTGCGACGAGTTAAGTAATGACTGAGACTTGGCGTAGTTGGTACGGTTATAAAGAGGATGATGAGTTTCTAGATAGCGATGTCCCTGACATTGACAAGTGAGCAGGAGTCTCTAAGTTATCTAGATTAGTTGACGATATCTAAGGCAATAACACACAATCATTTCCCCTGTGTGTTAGGGAAACCATACTAGCAATGTCGTCAACAAGCCCTGCCTAGTTCCGTGCTAGGCAGGGCTTCAACTATTAGAAGGAGGAAGTATGGCAAGTAAAGGAATAAATATCAAAGTATCAAAAGAAAAACTTTTGATTGCTTTGGAAGAAAAACTAAGTGAAGTGCATAGCAATCAAGCACTTTATGAGGCAGGAGTTGAAACACATAAAGATAACTGGAAAAATTATGAAGAAGCAATTAAGAAGATTGCTCTCAAAAATCTTGACTCAGTTACTGATGTGACTCAAAGTAGATGGCAATCTGATGATGACTTTACTGTGTTTGAGATTAAAGTAAAAATCGATAACACTAAGTTGCCAACAGAACCTAAAGAACCAACGCCTCCCTACAAGGGTGGTCGTGGATATGGCAGAAACTATGTGAGCAACGACTATGATGACATTGTTGCTGATATAACTAATGCTATTCGTATGCTGAGATTGTCTGATGAAGATGTTGTTTCAACAGCAACTTACGCTTCAGTATCAAGGTACTTGTAGTGGGTAAAGAACTACAAGCAAAGTTAGATGCCATAGCACTAGAACTAGAGCCAGTGCTATGGCAAATACTAAAAGAAATAGAGGAGGAATAAATGCATAATCTAGAACAGATAAACGGTGAGACAGCATTCGTTGCTTACCGTCAACCAGGATGGCATGGACTAGGACAAGTAGTTGAAGAAGAACTAACTGCCGAGTCTGCTATTAAAAAAGCAATGCTTGATTGGGAAGTAGAACTACATCCCTTGTACTCAAGTGTTATGTCTGCTGATGGTGTTGAAGTTGTACCTGTTGAGGACAAGTTCGCAGTTATCCGCAAGCATCCATTGCTTGGTGAACGTGATGCGTTAGGTGTAGTAGGTACTAGATACACACCTATTCAAAACAGGGAAGTGTTTAACTTTCTTGATGCGTTAGTTGATAGTGGTTCATCATACGAAACTGCTGGGTCTATTGATGGTGGTAAAAAGATATTCATCACCATGCGTATGCCTAACGGTATCCTTGTAGGTGGTAAAGATAAATCAGATATGTATATCTTTGCAACCACATCACATGATGGTTCGTTTAGTTTGTCTGTTGCATTGACAGCAGTACGTGTTGTGTGTCAAAACACTTGGCGTATGGCACGTCGTGCATCACAGTACAAGCACACCATCAGACATACAGCAAACAGCAATAAGTCTATTGCTCAAGCACGTGATGTTATGCAACTATCATTTGAGTATGGTGGTTTCTTACAAGAACAAGCAGATAAGTTAATCAAAACAACTGTTACTAACAGTGACGTTGATGACTTCTTATCTAAATTGTTTCCTGTCCCAGCAGATATTGCTACTGCTATGGGTAAGCGACCATTAGAAAAGAATGAACTAAAGGTTATCAACATGTTGGATAACAAAAAAGATACAATTAAAAACTTGTATCATAATTCACCTGGTCAACAAATGTTAGACACAAATGCTTGGCGTTTGTTTAACTCTGTTACTGAGTATGCTGATTACTATTCAAATGTACGTGGAAGCACAGCAAACAATATAAAGATTGCTAAGGATGCTCGTCGTGCTGAACGTGTTGTGTTAGCAGAAGGTGAAGTAATAAAGGACCGTGCATTGGACTTGCTTCTGCAATGACCGAAACATGGTGCTTCGCATGTTACGGAGCAGGCTATATAAAAGTAAGTGATATCAACATCGTGTGCCCTACCTGTCGTGGGCAGGGCACACTCAACAAAGGAGAGATACAAATGTCAGAAGAAAACAATCAAGAAGTGACTACACCTAGTCCTCTTGACGCAGTTCAGCAAGAGATAACAAAGTTAAAGGAAGCATTAGAACAATCGCAAAATGATTTTCGTGCCAAGATTAACCAAGTTAATCAGATACGCGAGTCTGTTCATCAGTTCTTTACTGACGCGTTTGACAGTAGTTATGATGACGCAACTATTAACTTAACTGATGTTAATGAGTTGTTATCAAGTATCGGTGCGTCTCAACTTGAACAAGAGTTCGAAGGTCGCGTCACGATTACTTATTCATTTACAGTTAAGGCTGAAGATGAAGATGACGCCAGAGCCAAAGTTGAAGAAGCCGTTGGCAATTTGGAAAATCAAATTGACGCTGGCAATGATGACTCATACTCAGAAGAAAGTATTGAGGTTGAGTTCTAGTCTACCCAGACTGAGACGCAACAACGACAGGAAAACTGCAACACTATCTATGCCAGATGGTAAGAGACCATTAGTAGCAAATACTTTTGGTCTCCCCTCTGGTAAATCTTTTTCATGTCCAGGTGCGACATCAGTCTGTCAGAAGATATGTTATGCAGGTAAGTTAGAAAAAGTATTTAAAAGCACACGTGAATTATTACTAGCCAATTGGGATGCTGTTCAAAACAAATCAATAGATGAACTAGAACAGATGATTCAATTTATGATTGATGATTTCAAATGGGAATGTGATAAGTACAATGCTGCTAAATACTTTCGTATCCATTGGGATGGTGATTTCTTTTCCGATGATTACACTAAAGCATGGCGTAGAGTAATCAAACATAATAAAGATGTACAGTTTTGGGTATACACTAGAGTATTTAGTGCAGCAGTATTATTAAAAGGTATACCTAATCTTAGTTTGTATTTCTCTGGTGATAGTGACAACAAGATGCAGGCAACAAAACTGTGGGACAAATACAAAGTTAAGATAGCCTACTTGTCTGACACTTTTGGTGAAGCAAAGGATGCGTTGATAGATATAACAGGTAGACCTGGTGCTGTATGCCCTGAGCAAACACGCCAGATTCCTCTGATATCTAAAGACGGTGGTGCCTGCTACACTTGTGGGTTATGTACAGAAAACAAAGCAAACGTAAGGTTTGCAATCAAAAAGAAGTAAACGACACGCAAGCAGGGGCTTCCTCCTTTCTCCCTGCTTGCACCACCCAATGGTGAATATAGGGGACGAGAAAGTCCCTGAACATGTTAGTTATTCCAGCCTCATAGATTGGTTAAGTTGTGGCTGGATGTACTACTTATCCAGAATTAAACAAGTAAAAGAAACCCCAGCATGGTGGTTGTATGGTGGCACTGCTGTTCATAGAGCAACCGAAGTTTGGGACTTAGACAAGTGGAAAGACAACAACAAATGAATGAGATAGAAAGTTATTGGCGTTCCGCTTGGGATAATACTGAGGTTGAGTTCCGTCAAAGATTAGGAGACGATGGGTTTGCCCAACCATTCAGGTCGGCAAACCCACGTCGACCAGAAGATAAAGCATGGTGGTACCAGAATGGTATTGAAATGTTTAAGAACTGGATTGACTGGAGAGAACGTGAGCAATGGGCTATATGGACATTGCCAAGTGGTGAGCCAGCAATTGAATTAACTATGAACATAGAACTAGATGGTGTCAAAGTTAAGATGACACTTGATAGAGTTATGGTCACACCAACAGGTGAGTTAATTGTTGTTGATGTGAAGACTGGTGCAAGGACACCGACCAGTACTTTACAACTAGGATTCTATGCAGTAGGCATAGAAGTACTACACGGAGTAAGACCCCAACTTGGTGCCTATTGGATGGCACGCAAGAAGGATGTTACTCCACCAGTTAGCCTTGACTTTTACACAGTAGAGAGGTTAACTAAACTAGTAGGTAACTTTGACAGAGCAAGGAAGAATAAAATATTCATGCCGAACTTTAGTCATTGTAATCTATGCGGATATAAAAACAGTTGCGATTGGTATGAGAAAAAGGAAGGACTAGGATAATGTCCGAATCTAAAATACAAGTAAGTTTCAAACTACCTAATGGAACTATCCCACTATTCCGTGGTGATACAACAGAAGAAGTTGAAACATTAATAACAGCAGCAGTTACTTCTGAAACCTTTGTTGGTACATTAGAAGCATTTGCTGAAGCAGCAGGTATTGGTAAACCAACAAGTGCACCACAACCTGTATTTCAAAATCAACATGCAGTAGCAAATGTTGCTGCAGCGTTGGGTGGAACTGTCATCAGCGAGACAGCATCAGGTCCATTCAAGACTTGTTTGCATGGTCGTATGACAGCAATGCAAGGAGTATCTAAATTCCAAGCAGGTGAAATATACAAATCTTATATGTGTCCTGCACCTAAAGGTGCATTGGATAAGTGTAAGAGTATCTCACTTAAAAAAGGTACAGCAGAATGGGAAGCATTCGTACCTGATAAGTTAGCGAAGTAATGCGTACATTACTTCGTGCAATAAACGGTAAAGATGTTGGGGGAGAACCACTCCCTCAGCATTTCCGTTCCTTCCAACAAGCAGATATTATTTTGCGACGAGCAGAATTAAATCTGATTGCAGGTACCCCAGGTGCAGGTAAATCCAGTATCGCATTGGCGTTAGCAGTACAAACTAAAGTACCAACTTTATATATATCTGCTGATACTAATGCTCATACAATGGGTATGAGATTGTTATCTATGGCAACAGGTGTTACTCAGAATCATGCAGAACAAATGATTAAAAGCAATGACCAAAGAGTTGACCAAGTTATGAAACAGTTTGAAAACTTACACTGGGGATTTGATGCAACACCAACATTGAATGACATCGACGAGTTAGTCATGGCGTTTGAAACCAAATGGGGTCAACCACCTGAACTAATAGTTGTTGACAACTTAATGGATGTTGCAATGGATGGACACGAAGAGTTCTCTGGTATGCGTTCAGCAATGAAAGAATTGAAGTACCTTGCCAGAGATACAAACGCCTGCATTCTTGTTTTGCATCACACAAAAGAAGGATTCATAGGCACACCATGTCAACCAAGGTCAGCAGTTCAAGGTATGGTCAATCAGATACCTGCATTGATTCTTACAATTGGGCAAGAGATAATTGGTGACAGTACATATCTGTGTGTTGCACCTGTAAAGAACAGGTACGGCAAGGCTGATGCAACAGGTGGCTCATTTGTAATGCTGTCATTTGACCCATCAACCATGCAGTTAAAAGATGTACACACAAACGACTAAAGAAAAGCGGAGATAAAAAAATGGCATTACCATTTATAGTAGTAAACGGACGTCTAACAGAAGACGTACAAGTTAAACAAGTCAACAATGATACTGTAATGAATTACAGAATTGCTGCTAATCAAAGAAAAAAAGATGAAGCAACAGGTGAATGGGTTGACGCCAACACCACATACTTGGACGGAAGTATATGGGGTAAAGCAGCAGAAAATGCTAAGTCATTTAAGAAAGGTGACTCAGTCATTATTACTGGTGAACTTAAACAACGTTCATATGAAAACAATGAAGGTCAGAAAAGAACAGTATACGAAATTGCAACAGACACTATTGGTCTAGCAGTTAAGAGATACTAATGACAACCCCAAGTAAGCGTAAAGGTTCTAAAGCAGAACTTGATGTTGTAAAATATTTACAATCACAAGGCTGGAAGTATGCAGAACGACGCCTTGCTGGGGACAGAAACGACAAAGGCGATATCGCTGGAGTTAATGGTGTTTGTTTTGAAATAAAGAACAGAGCCAAGATAGACCTTGCTGGATGGGTAGAAGAAATGCTAATAGAAACTGTGAATGCTAAGGCAGACACAGGTGTAGTAGTTCATAAACGAAAAGGCAAATCAGATGTTGGACAGTGGTACGCCACATTAACATTTGAAATGTACATTCAACTACTCATCCAAGCAGGATATAAGTAATTGAAATTCCCCATTAAAGATGTATTACTTTACTACAAAGGTAAAGTACCACGTGATGGTTTCGGTTGGAAGAAAATGAAATGCTGCTTCCATGATGACAGCCATGCATCAGGACAAGTAAACTTTAGTGATGAATACTACATGTGCTTTGCTTGTGGTATCAAAGGTGACGCAATAGATTTAATTAAATATAAGGAAGGATTAGATTATGCCAAGGCTGTCGAGTTCGCAGAAACAATTCTTAATCAGAGCGGCACAGACCTACGCAAAACACGTAGACAAAGCGTCAAGTTATTTGGAAGAGAGAGGTCTGTCCCTAGAGGAAGTAAGTCCATTCCATCTGGGCGTCGTGGAAGAGACACTACCAGGTCATGAGCAATACAAAGGTAGACTAAGCATTCCATACATGACAAGAAGTGGTGTAGTAGATATACGCTTCAGGTCATTAGACAATTCAGAACCTAAGTATCTTGGATTAACTGGTGCTGAAACAACATTGTTTAATGTTAATGCTTTATTCACAGCAGATAAATACTTATGTGTATGTGAAGGAGAGATGGACACAATAACAATGGCTGCTAAAACAAACCATCCAACAATCGGTGCACCTGGTGCAGCCAGTTGGAAACAACATTACACCAGAATCTTAGAAGACTTTGATGTAGTATTGGTACTTGCAGATGGTGATGAAGCAGGGTTAGAGTTCGGAAAAAGAATACAAAGAGCAAGTGCAAATGTACGAATAGTACAAATGCCCGAGGGAGAGGACGTCAATAGTGTCGTCAGAAAACAAGGACCAGAGTTCATTAACAACCATGTTAAAGACGCCCTGGGAAATGAATAAAAGTATCTATGACCTTATGGATGTAGATGCTGACATGTACATAAAGCCAGAGGTTGAGTCAGAAGAAATCATTGGCATCAATATGTACAAAGCATTGAAAGATGTTTACACAAAGTTACGTGAAGATAAAGAAGAAGGACTACGATGGCTAGATGAACTGGGTAGAATGATAGTAGTAGGAACATTAGACCCAAGCAAGGCTCAAGAGTTCGTGCACGAAACCATGGTAGAAGAACACATGAGAAACCTAGATGATGAACTAGAGAAATTAGGTAAAGAACTTGGATAACATAGAAGACTTTAAGTTCCAATCAGTCGCCATATATAACGAAGCATGGGAACTCTTAGTCAAAAAACAATTAGACTATGGTCCAAAGAATATTGCCAGTGCCCCAGGAGGACCACTAAATGGACTCCTGGTACGCATGCATGACAAGATGGCAAGACTTAACCACCTAATCTATGAAGTTAAAGACACGCCACAGAATGAGTCAATAGAAGATTCATTCATAGACCTGCTAAACTATTCAGCAATTGCCCTTATGGTGCTTCGTGGCAAATGGTCAGGAGTTCCTAGTCAACAGGACTAAAACTGACAACAAGAAAAATAATGAAACACAACTACATAGAAGACTACGAATCACTTGTCGGTTATATATCTAATGAATATGCTAAACGATATCGGATGGTTGACCGACAAGACATAAGGCAAGAACTGTGGTTATGGTTTGCAACAAGACCACAGAAAGTAAAAGACTGGTACGAAAACTACCAACAAAAAGATAGAGACAAATTAATAAGCAGGTCTCTTAGAAATGCTGCTTTAAAGTTTTGCACAAAAGAGAAAGCCAAATCTGCAGGCTATGAAGTGCAAGACAATTTCTATTATGAACCACAAATCATAGAAGAATTTCTACCATACATTCTTACTGACTCTTACATGTTACCTGTTGGAGTTAATGATGTTAACTACAAACCAGACAGAAATGCTGTTGCTGAAAGCAACACATGGTTAGCAGTAAGAGCAGATATATCTGGTGCATTTGAAGCACTAGAAGAAAGACATCAGAATGTTTTAAGATTAAGATTCACTTCACTTAATACCACACTAGAAGATGTTGGTACTGAATTAAGTATCAGTGCTGATGCTGCACGTAAACGTGTAGACAGAGCAATACGTTCCATGATAGATGAACTTGGTGGTAAAAGACCTTACTCAGAAGCAGACCATGGCATCTAAAAAGAAAAAGAAAGGTGAAGATTACAGAGGAATACCAACACCTGTGTGTCCTAATTGTCAAAGTAATTGGTTTCGTATGACAGTTATGTTTGATGAAATAGGTTACATGCCAAGTGCTTATGCACTTGAAGATGCAGAATGTTTCAGATGTGGTGCATTAATTACTCCAGCAACACCGCTAGATAGAGAACCATATCCTCCATGCAAAGTATGTAAAGAGGAAGAAGGGCTAGTAGATGGATATTGTTGGGATTGTGACCCTGAATTTTATGATGATGAGGACTCTGAATAATGGGAACTAAAAGTAATTGGGATATAGATTTAAGATACGGACAAATAGGTGAGAAGTATGTTGAAAACCTATTAACAAATGTAGAAACTGTTGAAGTTAAAAGAGATAAACGTTGGATAGAAACAGGTAACATCTACATAGAAACACAATGCTGGTCTGATAAAAGAAAAATATGGTACAAGTCTGGGTTAACTACAAGTAAGGCAACACATTGGTCTTATGTTGTAGAAGATTTAGTTGTTATGGTTCCAATAGAACATCTCAGAAAAGTTGTTGAAAAGTATGGTAGAATAATAGAGATGAAAAGAAGCGAGTATTCTACTAGAGGATATCTGATTACAATAGAAGATATATTTAAACGCAAATGAGTGAGATAGAAAACTATATAAAGAAAATAGAAGATGCTAAGATTGGTACAGAAGAAGATGAGTGGAGTAAAGGTTTTAATGGTGGACTTGAATGGGCTATCAGAATACTAAAGAAAGATAAAGCAGCATACTAAACAAAAAAAGGACCGAGCAGATGGGGCTGCTCGGTCCTTTTCCTATTCCTTATTCAGTTGTGTGTTTGGCTACCTTACCGCAGTGATACCACGGTTGCCAGCCACGTTCAGCATATAACATAACAGCACGTCTGTGCTGCTCTGCTCTAGTTGCCGTAGCAGGGTCTCCTGTCCCACCAACTGATTTCCAGGTAGGTAAATCAAATTGGTAAAGACCCCTATATTTTCCTGTTCTTGATACAGCATTGGTTCTATTACTTGACTCGCACATCCTCAACGCTGCCCATTGTTCAGCCGTTGGACTTGGATGCTTGAGAGCCAAAGCAAATATTGCCTCAACTAGCATTCATCTCCAGTGATAGTAGGGTTACTTATTGTCCTCACTGTTCAATGTGACTTTAAATAAAGTCCATATAGTTAGTGCACCTAGGCAACATATACCAACTACGTTCCTTGTGTCCCCAGGTGGTAGGACAATCCATGCTATCAAAAGACCTGTTAATGTAAAGGCTTCCCCAGCCCATGCATCCAGGTGTTTCCATATAAACTTGGCGATTCTCATTACTTTATTCTCCTTGGACTGGCTAATTGTGTTACGATTACAGCACCGAGTACTACCTGTTGGGCTTGCTGTCTTTCTTCAGGTGTAAACTCGGTACCAAGATTGGTTGCAAATTCTGCAGCAGCAGCAATTTGTTCACCTACAAATTCGGTGGCAGCAAGAACTGCTTCACCACCAGGAATGGATTCAAATGCAGCAGTTATGGTTTCAGATATTTGTTGGAATGTTTCTTGCAAACTTTCTAATGAAAGTTCTGGAAGAAATTCAAGGAGAGATTCAGTTTCGTCAGTGGATAAAGTCTCTTCCAACGAAGGTAAGTCGTTCTCCAAAGAAGAAGGGAAATCGTTAAATGACTCATCAACAACTTCTATTAAAGTATCTTGAACATCTGGAACTGGAAGTTCAGTCGGCTGTAAAAACTCTACAGAAGGTGCAGGGTCTGGCTCGTCTGGCTCTTGAGTTGGACCAACTGGAACCTCTGGATTTTCTGTTGGCTGAGGAGTATCAGTCGGTG